ATCGGATTAATCAAAGAGGCGTATTTTGGTCCAAAGATACAACAGTTTGACGAAACGATAGAGGATATGCCTAAAGGTCCGCGCAACGGATTTATTTTGGCAAACGAAGCAGGCACTGGAAAGACGTTTGTTTTACTTGGCGCTGCGGCAGAAATCTTAAATGACAATCCGGACGCAACTGTTGTTTATGTAACTACTGGAAACAATCTTAGAAAACAAATTTCTGAAGACGCTGAAAACACAGATTTGCGGCTTAAAAACGGTGACCTAGTAACGAAGCACATACAAATTGTTACTTACGCACAACTTCGCAGTGCCAGAAATCCAGTAAGGCCGTTTGACTCCGCTGCTATAAAGAAAGGGCTAGAAGAAGGCTCCGACGCATTTAATAGGGTTAAGCAAGAAGGGCGTTACGTTTTAATTTTGGACGAGCCTGACAGCGAAATGGCAGGAGTTCCTAATCTTCATAAGCCTACAGGGCAAATAGTTAAAAACCTTATTAGTGACGTAAAGGCAAGTGGCGGTCTTACTGTATTTGCTTCTGCGACACCATTTAAAAACCCTGTAGACGCTCAATACCTTGCAGCTTCTGGAATGTTCGGAGAGCCTGTAACATTTACTGACGAGTCTTCTGGTGTAGAAACCACAATTCCCGGTTTCACCAAATGGGCCGTAATGTTCGGCGCAGAAACTCGGTTCAATCCAAAAAATAACACTATCGTGCCGATGTGGCCTAAGCCTACTGAATCTGTAGAGCAGGCCAAAAAAGCACAAGAAGACGCAATCGGCGCAAGTGAATGGTTTGCTAAGCGGGGAATGTTTACGCGGCGAACGAAGGTTTTGCCAAAGAAGCTAACTATTACAGACCCCGAAACTGGACAACAAAAGAAAACTAATTTTGTTGAAATGACGTTTTCTAAAGTTGATATCGGGGAAAATGTTATTCCTGGCGATGCACACAATCGCACATATTCGGAATACGCAGAACAACTTACTAAAGCTTTTGATGCCCTTGTAGATGAGTCGGACGAGGGGATGGCGCAAAACACCTGGGCTTGGCTTACGCACCGACTAAAGCGAATTTCTGAAGGCGGAAAGGTTGACGCTGCTAAGGATAAGATTCAAGCGCATTTAGATGCAGGCAGGCAAATAGCTGTATTTACGGAAACTAAAGCCGACACACAAATTGGCAAATTTCAGCGCCCTGAATACTTGGCCTTTGGTGGTCAACTTGATTATTGGAAAGACGACGATGGGCTTTATGAGCCTGATGAGGTTATTAAGGAATATGAGGAGTGGTTAGCCGATGACAAAGCTGGGGTTATGCCATTTTCTGTTGTTTCCTATGACATTGCTCGGCTTGTGAAAAACGATCCTTCCTTAGCAATAACTTTGCCTAGTGTTGCTGACGAGCTTTTGTCGGGATTTAATGACGAAGAGACTGTTCGTGCTGCGGAATACACAGGGCGTGTCTCAGACCAACAAGCCAATGCCAATCTAAAGAAATGGGAAACCAATGAGGTGCCCATTTTAATTGTCACTATGGGCAAGGGTGGAACAGGGCTTTCCCTGCACGACAAATTAGGCAATCGCCCTAACGGAAGTGCACAAATTATGCTGTCACTTCCCTGGGTAGCCGCCAAAGTAGATCAGGTTTCAGGCCGACTTGCTAGATACGGAATGAAAAGTCCTGTTTACATGGAGTGGCTTTTTGCTCGATCACAGGACATGCCATTTGAATCCGGGTTAGCCAACCGCGTTGCTCAACGAATGAAAGACTTGGGCGCTACTGTCAAAGGCTTATCTAAAGAGGACATGCAATCAATTTCGCAATTAGAGTCTTTCCACTTTGAAGGGACTGTAGACGCTACGGATACAATCCTAGATGGATACAGAGGAGAAGATTCTGCAAGCGCACACCAAATCCGAGTTCAAGATTATGCGCAAGCTCAAACAGAAGAAACGCGAACTAATTACAGGACTCCGGTTGACCCTAACCCTGAAACTATTAGTTCTCGCCGTCCTGTTGCTATGCTTTTCGCTCGCCTCTTAGGCGCTAATAAACCCAACAATCAAAAGATCCTTGACCCAAGTGCAGGCAAAGGCGATGCGCTTATTTATATGGATTACTCAAATAGTATCACTATTGTTGATCCTAAAGCTACGCACATCACTGCCGCATCTACAAAACTTCCAGCAAGCATGAATAGCTATCAGGGTAATTTTGACGACCCTGGCATTTATTCAAAAATACGGGAAGAACAAGGCCAGTTTGACAGTATTGCAATGGTGCCGCCAATTGCCCCTAACAGCAAGGGCGATTCTCTTTTGGCGTATAGTCACATCGAAAGCGCCTTTGACCTTCTTAACGACAATGGCAGATTAGTCACCATTGTGCCCTGGTCAATTTTGCAAGACAGTGAATCGCCTGGATACAACACTTTCTTCGATTGGCTGGCTGAACAAAATGTCGTCGTTGCCCCTCTTCATAAGAGCGTTATGGGCTACCACTCGGCCATTCTAGTTTTTGATGCCGGAGCTTCAGAAGCAGGAATCAGCATTGTCCAAAACAATGAAAACATGCTGAATTTTGAAACCATTGAAGCGGCGTTGCCCGAAAGACCTAACCCCAATGGCACGGCTGTCCAAGAAGAATTCCGTATTGACCCCGCACCAGAAGATAACATCTATTCACTTGCTCAAGCACATTCACCAGAAGGCAGCATTCTTTCTCAACTGCCGGATCTTGCCGAAAACAATGCGCCGCGAGACAATCCTTCAGTAAGAAGCGATGACCCGCTTTTGGCGGACAGTTCTGAATACACCGACGCGCTTGGTGTTGATACAAACCTGCGCCACGAAGTAACTCCTGCCCCTCTGCCAGAAAACGTGCCCCTTAAGCGTTTAAGCTTGCGACAAGTTCGCTTGGATTTGCAAAAGGTAATTGGCCGTCCTGTTAGCCGACCGAAGAGGATGATGCGGGGTGCAGGTGGATTTTACCAGCCTAAAACTGGTCAAATTGCTATTCGATATCACAACGACTTTTTGACAATGGCACATGAAGTAGGTCACTTTATTCACGACCATTTTGGCCTGCTTTCTGAACTTACGCCAGACATGTTAAACATTCCGCTAGGCAAAGCCCGAACGCGAATAAACAACACTACGTCAGCCCAGCAAAAAGAAAAGCTAGAACTGCTTGCAAACTTTGACGAGTCTTTGCTGTTTTTCTTAACCGCCAACGGGTCTAGCGCAAAAGCAAGTTCTTCCCCGCAATACAAGCGGCAGGAAATGGTGGCAGCGTTTATTGTTGAGTATCTTTTTAACCCAGATTCTGCAAAAGAAAAATCGCCTTGGTTCTACGAATACTTTGAAAACGCCATTCGTACTCACCCAGAGCATGGCGGGAAAATGGGTGACGATTTTATAACTGGCTTGCATGTATTTGGCTTGCGAGTTCGCGCTTTCTACCACGGAAACCCATGGTTCAAGCTTGTCGGTATGTTTGCGGATTCAGACTTTTATGAAAACATGATGCTCCCCTGGGTAGAGCGAATGGACCGTGTGCTTGCTTCGTTTGCTCAAAATGTAAAAGACAAACTTGGCTACGGTCGTTTGCGGTATTTGTTTATTGATGACCGTCACTACTTACTCAATCTTATTGACGAACTTGGCTTAGAAGCGGGCGGCAAAGATTGGGAAAAGACTTTTGTTGGAGAACGCAATCCACTTAATAGGCTTTCCGGCCTTGGGGGTTTTGACGACAATTTTGCGGAGCAACTAAAATTTGGCCCAAGAAATGTGGAGACTGGGCGACGAGAGTTGCATTATGGGTTGCAAGAAATTTTTGCTTCGCTTATTCCGGAAGGACAAACTTCTGACGCTAGGATTTTTGAGTCTAAACTTCGGCTTGAAGCATTTATGCTTAACCAATCCGCGTTAGAGGACGCACGAAACAATCATCGTTACGCAATAATGTTAATTACAGCGCTAGAGGATTTGGCGGCTGTAACTGACGCAATTGCAGAAATTGATTTAGAGCTTAGGCTTCTAAAACGCGCAAAAGACGATGGCGACATAACCCACGGTGAATATAGAGTTGAGCGAATTGTCTTGCGTGAGTCCAAAGACAACCTTGTTATTGAAAAACGATTCCATACGGAAACAATTCAGAAATATCGAAAGCGTCTTAATATAAGCAAGGACAATCTTGAGCCTGACAAAATTCTTCAACACGTTGCCAGGAAAAACAGCAGAATTACTCCTGCTGGCCTTGGCCTTGAATCCGCTGAACCAGCGCACGAACGTTTAGAACAATGGCTACAAGACCAGGACAATTGGGAACCCGGCGAATTTGAGCGTTACGAACGTGCTGCCCAAATGTGGCGAGACTGGGCAGACGCAATGGTATTGAAGCCATTGGTTGATAGTGGCCGCATGTCTAACGAAACTTACCAGTCTATTAAGGAAGAGCGTCAGCAATACGTCACAATGAAAAGAACTTTAGAAAGCCGGGGCATGACTTTTGTCGGCCCAGTAGTTGGAACTTATGACGATCTTAGGCTTGCTGAAGAAATACGCGGACAACCCGGTAAATCGCTTGGTAAAGGCATGGCAGAAACGCCAATGCGAAGAGGCAGCACTGCTGACATTGCAATGCCTACTGAACAGCTTGTCAAAATGGCTTACGACGCTCGATTTGAAGCGCAAAGAAACCTTATTGGCAGAGCTATTGTTGAGCTTATAAAAGAAACAGAAGCTGAAGGCTCTAACATAAGCACAAGAACTCCGGTTCCAGCAACTTCACAGATAATGCAGCCAGCTTCGGAAACCCAAGAAGCTAATTTGACTGTATTTATTGATGGCGAAGCACAAGGGTGGCACGTTGTAGACAAAAGAGCCGCTAAAGCGTTTGAGACTCTAAATGACGACGTTAGTTTTGCGCTTCTTAATTGGTTCAATATTGTTCGCGGGACTATGCAATCCTTTATTGTTAATTCCTTGCCTTTTGCAGTTCGCAACAAGTTCCGTGATGCTTGGGATCGCGCATTTAAGTCTCAAGGCGGCTCTATGCCTTGGGACAGTTTTGTCGTTGCCAAAGCTGCCACTAAAGCAATAGTTAAGCGTGATAAAAATGAATTTACTTCTACCTATAGTGAATATCTAGAAGCCGAAAGTCAGCTTATAGGCGCAGGTGGCAGTCAAGTTGGTTTGTGGTACAGCATCCGTGGCGGCAAACAAAACAGTGACAAGTTTGTTCAAAGAGCAATTAAAGAATTAGCTGGGCCGCGAAATGTTTATGGCAATATATGGACGACTACCAAAAACGCGGGAAGAACTTATCTTGAGCTTGTTCGTTCAGGCGAAATGACTAACCGTGTTGCCGAATACAGGAGAGTTAAAGCCAAATATCTGGAGCAAGGGTTTAGTGAAAATGACGCTCGTCTTGAAGCTATGCGAGCGTCACGAGAGTTGATTGATTTTGCTGTTGCCGGAAAATGGTCCCGGCAAATAGGTAGAATTGTAATGTTTTTCAACCCTTCAATTCAAGGCTTGCGATCTACTGCTAGGGTTGGCAAGCGCAGTATGCCGCTTTTCTTTTTCCGCTTACTGACATATTCAGTTATTCCGTCTGTTATGACATACGCATGGAATATGTTAATGGGTTATGAAGAGGAATATGCAGAACTTCCAGATTGGCAACGCTCAATGTTTTGGAATCTAGCTCTTCCTGGAGGCGGTTGGGTAAAGGTGCCCAAACCTTATGAAATCGGGGTTGCTGGCAGCTTTTTTGAAATGGGTGCAATGCATATCCGTGGAAAGCGAGATCCGTATAGTGCTTTAGGGCACACCATGCGACAGCTTTTAGGCCCTCTTGAAACTGTTCGAGCCGGGTTTTTTGGACCGCTTTCAGGTGTAGTTGCTCGCTATTCTAATCGCCATGCGTTTCACAAGACCCCTATCGTTCCTCCTTATGAAATGGCTAAACCTGTAGATCAGCGGAATCAAGAAAAATTTGCTAACGTCCCTGCTATTTATCAAACTAGCTGGATGCAATGGTTGACAGACATACTTACGGTTGGCGATGCAATCGGAGGACGGTCTGTTGCAGGAGACACAAAAGACCCACGAATGGCACGGGCTGTTTTTGAAGCTGGATTTGGGATTCGCGGTAAGCAAATTGCTCTAGCTTATCAGCTTGCGGCTGAGCCTAGTATAGAAAATTTAGGCCAGAATTTGGAGTACATGGCAGGCTCAATGATAGATGTAGGATTTGCTAATCGACTTAGATCGCGTTCGCTAGATAAGTTTTACAGGCTTTCTCAGGCAACAGAAAATACCAGAGAAGCATCGAGCAAATACCGCGGCCACATAAACAACACGATTAAACTGTGGAAAGCAGAAGATGACCAGGAAGCTCGCGCACAACTTTATAACGGCTTAATAAATGACATTCATTTGTACATCGATCAACTTGAAGAAATTAAACAACGAGACGAAGAACTTAAAGAGAATAACTGACAATGGCAAGACCACGAAAAGAACCAACTGAATCTATTCGCATTCGCACAGACAGCAAGCAGACCCTTAAAACAATTTCTGAGCACTTCAATGTTCCGGTTGTTGATTTGATTGAAAAGATCATTGCCGGGTTTGCTGGGATGGAGGAGCTTGAAAAAGCTCTTTGGCTTGGCATTGCTGAATCCAAGTTGCCTCCAAAAGAAATGCACGGCCTAATTATTGGCGACTATTTGCAAAAGAAGTTCAATCAATAAAAACTCCCTGCTATCCGAAGATAACAGGGAGCCAAAAGGGAGAAGATGAGTGTTCCCTAATTAACTATTCCCGTGGGAAAAGTTGAGCGACTCGCCACCAATCGAGGGTGAGAGTCTTTGTCACACCTTCACCAGTCTTGGTCGTGGCCAAAAGGCCCATATTGACCGAATCAGGGAAAGCGGATGCTGCAATGTTTGTTGCAGTAACAGAAGTAGCAGTTTCTGCGCCATTGACGTAGAACTTAATCTGTTTTGCGTCAGCTTCTGCGGGGTCGTAAACGAACCCAAGCTTGACATATGTGTCAGCAACAAACGTGTGTACGCCAGATTCAACTGCTGTGGCTTCACCACTGCCGTTGTGATAAACAGACCGAACAGTGCTTGGAGCCGTTGTTGCAGTGTGGAAACCAATACCGTTAACGGTAGTGACAATATCAGCCGTGTTATCGTCAAGGAAATCTACGGCCATATCTGCTTCTGCGGCAAGCCCGACAAAAAGGCCCATGTCTGCGATTGAGCTTACCTTTACTCGGCATTCAAACCAAAGCTTTGCAGCTTCGCTCGAAGCGTCTGAAATGTGGGCCAAATCAACAGAAGTTCCCAGCATTGACTGGTCATTATCAGTGCCACCTGAAGTAATTGCAACGCGACCATTAAGCGTGTCTACGACATAAACAGGAGCGTTGTCTCCAAGACCTTGATAACCATCCCCGTTTTCAATGTTAGAAACAAGGAAGTTGTCAAAGAAATGAATGCCGACACCGGGGTCGTGAATCATTTCTAAGGTAGGACAATCAGCCCAAATAATCGGGCTTGGACCGACTGTTGTGTCAGTCGCGTCTTTGTATTGTGTGTAAGTAGGCATGTATTTACCTCGTCTTTCTTAGTTGACGTAACTACTGGTTTGCAGGACGAAGTTACGACGACGGTCGGTACACATGAGGTTCATAGTGCAATCGACGAATGTTTGGAAGACGGTGTGCTGGTTAGGTGCCGTGGAGGGGCCATCTTCCTTCATGTATTCACCTGACAGGAATACGGGCTTAAATACGCCCCAGTTAATTCCGTAAACAGGATCGCCAGCAGTGTTTTCCAGGTGCGGAACCCAAGTCACGGGGACTTGACGGAACAGCAGCCTGCCATCCTTGGACGCGATGTCGTTACCGAGGTTGTCGTTCTGGGCTTCCAGGACTTCCTCAAGCGGGCCAATCACGTTGTAGTTAGTGTAATACCCATATCGCGTTCCGGTGTTGTAGTCCGAAATGTCAACAGGTGACTTAAACTGCGTAAAGGTCGCAGCCTTGCGCCAGTCACGGATTAGGTCAGTCGAACTGACAGCAGCGTATCGTGCTGAGTAGTTCTTCCAGTTGGTGTATGTGCTGGGATTAAGATCCGCAACGGTACTGCCATACGCAGCGCCGCCCGTAAACCCTTCAGATGCACCGCCACCAACAACCCAATACTTGATGCCGTACAGCTTTTCGTTGTCATTTGCGTCATCTGGGCGAGCCCAGAAGCGCGTTTCCATGTGTTGCGCGAGATCGATCATTGCATCGGCGCGACGAATCTTGACCAACTCGACGATGCGAGCGGGGTCACGGTTCATTGCGACTTCGCGGCGTTCGATTGCGTAAGACGTTGTCAGGTGTCGCCATGGTGCAGACGCTGTCTGCATGACATCACCTACGTTCACGGAGTCAACCGCAAACAGTCCTGTGTCCTTGGCTGCACCACTGGTGTCAACCATTACGTTCCATTGGATTCCATAACCGCTCTGATACGAAACCTTTTCAGCCTGAAGAACCTTTGGGAGTGCTACATACTCCTGAAGGTCTGATGCAATCTCCGTCCAGCGGAGTCTGCCCAGGTCTTTTTGGGTTACCTTAATCAGATCGGCAATATCGTCAGCTTGAAGAATTGCCATTTTTTACCTCGTCATTCAAACGTCTCCGAGATTGAACCAAGAAGTCCTCTGTCCCTCATAAGCTTGGCCACACTTCGCTCTGCTTCTTTTTGAGGAGCAAGCTTGCGGCCCGTTCGCTTAGTTGGTCGATTGGTTTTTTGGTTCTGGCGTTTTGCCATCTTGGAGTTAGCTTTTTTTTCCGCAAGCGCCTCAATATCATCAGTAAAGACCACCTTCACCGCCTGATTCAAGAGCTTGTTTGGGCTTGGAATGTTCTTGCCCATTTTTTTGTAACCAGCCCGTAAAAGGTCTACCTGCTCCATGACCTTGTTACGGTTAGTCAACTGATCGCCATCACTCAGAAGGGCAGACGGCCCAGTGCCCAAAAGATCGGTAAATTTGTCATCGACCTCTTGAAACAAAGCATCGTTTGATGCATTACTAAGCGCTGTTTCCAACGTCGCAATCTTGGCGTTCAAAGCTTCTGTGACTTTTTCTAGACTTTGGAACTGACTTACAATGTCAGAATCCCAAGAATCCTTGTCAAGAGTTGCTTTAAATGTATCACCAACAGGATTTTCCGCATCTGTTTCTTCTGTTGGCTTGGGCTTTATGCCCTGGCTCTCTAGCAGTGAGAGTGCTTTCTTCAGAGCTTGCGGATCGCTCTGGAATGCTTCCAAAGACTCAGCGTCAATCCCCAGTTCTTTGGCAGCGGCGAAGATTGGATCTTCACTAGCCCCTGCTTCGATAACTTCACTGACGTTTTCTTCGTCTTCTTCAATGGTTTCATCGGACGTAAGTTCCTCGTCCCAATCTATCATTGCTGGCTCATCAAAGTCAAAGGGGCCCTGTTGCTCCTTGACTTCCTCTTCTACTTCTTCAACCTTTTCTTCTTCTTTTGCCACTTTAATCTCCATACCCTGCATTTCTGTCTCGAAGACCGTGTGCTTTTAGGTATTTTTTTCTATGTCCTCTGGACTCAAAAATTGCTTGACCCGTCTTTGAGTCAAAGTTTGTAGGAACGCCTTTTTTGGCCGCGTTTTCCGTTGCCTCTTTGATTTGGCTTGGATGCACCCCGGCAGCGTCTGACTTTAACGGCCAACTACCACAACCGCCAATAGACCCAAGTTCTGCTGCGTGGTCCCTTTGCCATATAACGCCGTTATTATCGACAAATGAACCGTCTTCCTGAGTGCTATTTTCCATTTCCGCTACAGACCAGACCTTCTCAATCGTTTCCCCAGTCTTTTTGTCACGAAAACAGTATATCATTACTGGCTTGCCTTTCTCATTTCTGCTTGTTGGGGATTTGACCCCATAAGTGCGCGAGACATGACATTATCTCTGTCTGCTCGCCCCATACCGCCTGCATTTTGCCGCACATAACGACGCTCCGCTGGCCCAGCCGGAGTTCCAGGCGATTCTGGAGCCATCATGGGCATAGCTTCGTTAATAAGCTCCTTGATTTCAGGCACATTTGAGTATTTGGCCGACAGTTCGATGAATTTATCGAAGTCAATCGTCTTACCTTGCTGATTCATTACAGGCGATAGTGGCATTAGCACGTTAGAAAGCATTGCATTGAGCGTTTGCAGGCGCTCTGCGGGGCTTCTGCTCTGCATTGAGAATGGAATAATGTCAATTTCGTGCTCAAAGAAGTCGCCTTCTCGGTCATCCGCGCTAAATGAGGTGTCAATTGCGAGGGTTTCTGAAATTTGGCGCGAGACTTCGTAATCACTAATAGGATCATGCCATAAATACCAGCCCATTGCTCGCATGACATCACGCACAGCACCGCTCGTTCGTTCCTGCATGTCAATAATACGCTGACTGCTGCTAGAACGGACCATTTGCTCTTGACCAAGCGTGTCAGCTACGGGAGATAAGCCTGCAAGGGTATCTAAATTACCTCCCATGTAAGAAAACATATCTCTTACCTGAAGCAAAAAGGCCAAACTGGTCTGGTCAATGCCGCCATATTGCATTTCTTTCGTTGCTTCTGGCCTGTCTGAACGCACCATATCGCCGTCATCAGCGTTCAAAATGCGCTCCCCATCGTTTTCAGCGCCAGATTGCACAACAGTAACCGTCTTTTGCCGCTCCGCTTGACGACCAAGCTTTCGGAACATCCGGTTTGCCAAGTCGTTCAAATCAGTCAAAACCGATACTGGGGGCAAAGGCATAATGCTGCCAGGAACATCGTTGTACCGAAGAAGATGATATGGACCATACTCAGGGCCATCCCACTCCTTCTCGCTTAAAGCCTTTTTACTCGATATTGAGCCGTCGTCGTTTGAAGCTAAGAGGACGATTTTATTCTCGATTGGCAGCCAGACCTCCCACAACTCCACAGTCTCAAGGTAGTAATCTTCCCCAGTCCGAGAATAACCCGAAGTAATCGATTGAACCTTCTGATCGCCTTGCTCGTTAGTCGTTGAGTAAAACCCAGTTGGCTTAATCTCATTCTTGCGATCTTCTGGTATTAACCCAGATTCCAACGCCTCATCGTAGGGAACAATAAACCGATTTCCGGCAAATTGGACATCTTCCCAGCGAGATGCGTGAATATCGAAGACAAAGTCATCAAGATCGACCAAGTCTGCGTAAGGCTGACCCACATCATGTAGGATGCCATGGGTTTTTTCGTGAGATGAGCCAGAAATTCCGACTTTTATGATCCCAATTGAAAAAAGTGCGTCAAAAACCCAAAGCTGGAGTGTTCTGTCAAAATCAATTTCTCGCAATGTCTTGTTCATAGCGAGCTCAAACCGCGCTGAAATATCTTCTAGCTGCGGGTTAATGGTTGACACTGTTACTTGTGGGTTTGCAGCCGCAATTTGCCTGCGATAGGTATTAATCGCCAGTTCCAAGAAGTTGATCGGCATCCGGTCGTCAGACCCGCTATCGCTGTAATTGTATCCAACATACTCACGAACAGCTTCTAAGCGCCTTTCTCGGTAAGGCTGTAGTTTTCGACGCGCATGTTCCATTGCGCCAGTAAGTTGTTTAATGTCTATTTCTTCAGCCATTACCAGAGGTTCTCCTCAGTTTCGTGTTTCCTTCGCCTCTGTTGCCGCCAAGCAAGAGAGCCAACCGGAACGTCTATAACCGTTTCTATCGGCTCAACGCGCCGTGTTCGCATACCACGCCAACAAAGCGCGTCCGCAGTAGGTCTATCGCCATGATTATCCTTTGCGCCAGAGGGGTCAGCACTACGGAACATCTTACTATGAGTGATCCACCCATTAGATGAGAAAATGATCTCCTTACACTCATGGAGCGCCCATTGAGATCGATTTAAGAATTTTCGCGTCATCAAGGCTGCCCTGTATTCTCCGTAGATTGCCCGTTTTTCGTCTTTTGTCGGCCACCAGCCAGGAATATCTGACTGCTTCTTACCAATACTTGTTTCGTTGCGGCGGTAAAAGATCCTGCGATACCCCATATCCAAAATAGCGTCACCAAAATTGCGTCCCGGCCCAGGCGCTTCCCAAATGAGATACGCCCCCTGATCGTTCGTGCCCTTAAAAAACTTCGCCAAAGCAACTGCATATTGTGCGAGCTCCTCGGGACGAGTGTGAGGAGAAACGAACTCCGCAACTTTCTCGCCCGTTTTACAGTCCCCTACACTCAGCACACTGTTACTACTTCCGGTGCCTGTAGCAATATCGGCACCAATGACGAATTCCCTGTCAAACGGCATCATCCCAGCCGCGTCAGGGAGCATCCACAAACGCAAACGACCCTTGTGAGATGCTTCCATCCCTACAGGGCAACCAGTCCCCTTCTCAAAATTTAATTCGCCAACCATTGCTGGTGGCTTCACAGTTTCTTTCATCAACTTATCAAGCTCAAGCGAATCAAAGAACTGGTAATCAGAGCCAGTAAAGTCAATGTCTAGCTCCTGTGCAATCTCCCTCGGCGTAGCAACGCGCTTGCATTCCGCGTCATACCAGGGCGAGCGAGGGCGCCCTTCCTCATCATAGTACAAGCCCTCCGCCTTCTCTGGATGACACGCCCAATGTAATTTGACCTTTTTGATGTCGTCTTTGTGTGCAAGATCATAAAACGCATTACTTGACCCCGCTGGCGTCGAGTTAAAGATTCTGCATTTCGTCGCGTCTCGCGTCGAAGCCAACGCTCGATAGCCAGCGTCAACATCAAAAGCCGCGAACTCGTCCATCCCAATGGCAGTTCTACGGTCGCCACGAGCCACATCACCCGTCGTCGATTCTCCATCTATTGAACTTCCATTTCTCTCGTTCGTCAGCCGCAACTTCGTGCGAGTCATTTCAGGAAGAAGGTAAGACGGCTGATTTTTGTGTAAAAAATCAATCTTCCAAAACAAACTTTTTGGGTTACCCGGCTTATCGACATAATCCTCATTACGACTGACTAACAAGAAAGATTGTCCGCTCTTAAAATGCCAACGCCACTCAAATAGCGTCAACAACATCCAAGACGCACCCATGTCACGACTCTTTTGAATCAACATGTCGCGCTTGCCAATCGACTCGTCCATGTCCAATAACGTGTCGTCTTGAAAGTCGTAAGTCAAAAATGGAATCGACGCAACAGGCTTGCGCGGATCATAAGTCCAACAAAACGTGTTTATATAAAACAGTAAATCCGCCTCACACATACGCCACAAATCTTCAGCGTTCGCAGCGCTTTTCGCACCCAATTCAATCACGCTTTTTCGGAACGCTAGGTTCTCTTCAAAATCCTTCGGAACCAAGCTGTAAAAGTCGTTCTTTGACATACCGTTTTTCAAATCGCTTCCGTGCAGTAAAAAACGTGCTGTGAGACTTGCAACCTACAAATTGAGAAATCATCACCTGACTCATCCAAGGATATAACGCCTCATGGGCTAAAAAATACCACTTCTCCCTAACCTCCCTCGGCTCGCGGCTCGGAGAACCCAAAATGTCACGCACCGACAATCCGTGATGCTCCGATAACTCAAACAATAAATCCCAAACATTGCGCTTCGCACTCTCCGGGACATCCCAGCCACCAAATAACCTGAAACCCCAATCACGTTTTACGTCCACCTTTGGCATTTGACTTACGCTTCTTCCCCTTGTAACTATTCTTCGCAACAGCCTGCTGGCGGTTCGTGCTCGTAGGAGTCGATGTGCGATGGCTACAACGCTCAAATAACTCCGCCATATACAACTGTAAACGCTCACCAACGTAACGTATATCCATCTCGTCCTCCTCGCCAACAACGCCAGGAGATTCCGCAATGTCGTACAAAACAAAAGATAAACCGCGAACACTTTGAATTAACGTCTTCTCGTCAATGTCAGATAAAGAATCAAGGCAACTGTGACCCTGATCCTCGTACCGACGACGGTCCCAGGAAGGTACATGCTGCGCCTTCTTCGCCATAAGAAAAATCCCTACTTCGTCGCATCTATGATCCTGTCAAGATTCATAATGCGGACAAAGGTCGGGGTACCCTCACCTACATATGCACTCGCTATTTTTGATTCAAAAAAGTCTCGCGCCTCAGACAAAGCCATGTCATCCCGATCACATAACAAACCAATAACCTTGTCCTCGTCGTAAACAATCGTCCACTCATTGCCCTTCCGGCCAAGACCTATAACACAACTGTCAAACCCCTCCGCCCTCAATAACACAGAACGACTCGAAAACTTCTTCGGATTCTCCTCATCCCTCTTCGACACGCTTCGACTCCCTAGAAATACGAGTTACCTCGTCTATCAAATTTATAACACCACTCGCGTCAGATTTCGACACCTCGTGATCCAACTGCTGCTTCGTAGGCATCGACTTCGTAAACAAATTACTCCAGAAAATGTTCTCCGTAGTCGGACTCGTTCGCGCCCACATCAACATACCCCAAGCCGTACTGCTCGGAGCGTCACGAGGCTTCACATCCTTCACACACAAATGACTCGCTACCCACTGCAAATTCTCAATAGGCGTTGCACTACGCTTCTTAAACACCTTCCGAGATACCATACGCTCCGCCATCTCACCTAACTCATCATCACTCGGAGACGAAAACGGTACAATCGTACCGCTTTTAGATGACGAAACACCCTTGGAATCCATTAAAGGCGGATTCTTCGACATCGCATCCGAAAATGCCTGCCAATACGCAGCCTCCTCCGACATCCCACCCTTGATATAACCCTTCTGGTACTCGCGGAAAGAATCGTAACAACCCGCAATCACCATCTGCTTGCGAGCCTGCTCCTTAGATGCTGGTGTCTTTTGGTTATATACCACAGTTTAATCCAGATACGTAGGGAAGGGCTAATATAATATACCAGACGGCGGGGGGAGGGTCTGGCAACGCGCGCGGGGGCGCTTGCGCGTTCGCTCTCTCTCTATGCGCCGTGCGGCTGCTTGAGGCCCTACAGCGTTGCTCTATTCGGTTTCAGGGATTTCATCGCCTGGAAGGGCTGTACCAAAGTACAAGAGGGGGGGGATAGCCTAAGCTGGCTGATGTCAAACAAGAGCCGATCTTGCATGTTTGGCTTCTTTGTCTTGGGTTGTTTCATATATAGAAACAATCGCATTTTCTCACGCTCCGGAGTTGCTCTGGCCGTATGTTATCTGGTACGATTCGTACCAACCATCTTTGAAAGGATGACCCAAATGAACAACCCTCAAACCTGTATCCGCGTGCTTGTCGACGCCCTGATCGATCACTGGTCCGGTTTACGCCTTGGTGAGCCTACAGACCTTGACCATGCGCAGTGTGATCTTCTTAACGGTCTCACTGAGTACGAGTATTTTTTAAACCTAGGCGTCTGGCCTAAAGATTGAAAGGATGCCCAATGAATGACGCTATTTGGGACGATCTAGCCGCGTTCGTGGCTGCTACTAGGCAAATGGAGAGCGCACACGCTCGCGTTGATCGCGAGTTGGAGCTTATGGCTCGTGGCTTTGCCTGTACTGCTCTCCATACTGCCCAGGCTGGCCGTGCTGCTGCTGAGGCTGAGAGAGAAGAGCTTGCGGAGTCGTTAAAAAGTCAAGGCGTACCCGCTGACCTGCTCAACCTGCTTTGAAAGGATGAACCAATGCACTATCTATCTAGTCCATTCTTGCGCAATGTATTTCTAGATCTGTTCCAAGATCTGGCGCGAGCAATCACGCGCGATGGCTCCGAGTACACTCTCCCCGAGCCTATTGCCACGGATGGCCAAGAGGAGCAAGGCTGCTCCGGGCTCATTGTGTGCGCCTTCCAAGACGGTAGCTGGATGCCTGTAGAGGCTGCGCGACTATTTGAGCTACCGTCCGGGCTCGACTGCGAAGACGTAGAAGAGTGGGTCCGCCAAAACTGGAACGGGGGGAAGCAATGCAGCTAAAGGTATTACCTTCCGTTTGCTCTTCATTTGGTAAAGGAATCCCGGGCTCTCTGGGTCTATCGTTCGCTGGATCGGCTGACGCTTCTGGCTCTCACTGTTCCAAGAGGTGCCCGCACTATGGCACCCGCTGCTATGCGGAGCGCCTGGAATCATTCCGCAAGGAGTACGCCGCCAAGCTTGGCCGACATTCGGCGCAAGGGGTAGCGGCCACTGCTCGCGCTGCATTGGCGGAGCTAGAAGACGGAGCCCGTGCTGGATTCGTCCCAGTCTGGTTTAGATTCAACGTTTCAGGCTCATTACCTCCGCATCCAACCGCGGACGATGTCCAGGCGCTACGCGCTCTCTGCTCCTGGCTTGCTGATCGCTCCGTACCTATTCATCTTCCCTTAGAAACGCGGCAGAAGGCTACGCGCTACCGACGCGCATTGCGCGGGCTCGGTGTAACGGTACGCGAGTCGGGAACATCTGAACGGCGTTTTCTTGAGGCATCCGGTGCTGTTTCATTCGTAGCGGTTGGTGGTGGGGTCAATGCCGCGAAGGCACTAGCGAAGAAGCGCAGCCGCGCCAGTGGGCGCCCTTGCTACGTCTGTCCCGCCGTAGCTGCGCAGAAACTCAAGACCAAATCAGGCCGCGCCAAGTGCGGAGCCTGCACCATTTGCGCAGACCCTCACGCGGACACTGTGTACCCCAGCCACTAAGAAAGGAGCGCGGATGCATGAACGACGACCAGCGAAGTACGGCAGAGGAAGAAACAGCCGAGACCCTACACGAGTTCAGGAAACTACGATGGCCTAGGTGCCGTTGCGGTGGAGTGATGCGCCAGGAGTGCGAAGAAGCAAAGACCATCGAGTATCCGAAGGGCGAATGGAAACATTATTGGCTGCTTAGGTGCCTCAAATGTTCGTCGCTTCAGAACTACAAGGAGCCCGCATGTTGAGAATCACTGGCAGCCTGCGCGATCATCGCGCCGAGCAAGAAAGTAGCGCCCTGGCCTGGGTAGAGGCGCATTGGATGACCAAAGCCACAGAAGCAGAGCTCCAAGAGGCGGTCGATGCCTGGATGGACGCGCACAAAGTAGCGCCACGCCCTGAAGATATCGCCCTTGCCCTCTACGAAAATGAGCATGGGCACCCGCCCTTGGTTGATTGATTCTGTTCTTGTGGTACGATACACGTATTGAAAGGAAACAATATGTACGAAAGCTACGAAAATGAGCGCATAATGGCTGGTATCAGTCGAGGGTTGGAGTTCAATCGGACCCTCAAGCAACTGGTGAAAGTGGCGATTGAGAACGGATACACTCAGGTATCGTTTGATGGCATTGTGACGATTGGACTCAGTATTGGAAAACAGTTCCCTAATGAGGAGCGCCAGACTGGCAAGCGTTACCTGCCAGATATTGCCGAGGAATTGCCTGACGCACTGGCATATGCGGCTGCTTTCGGTGGTGAGATTACCGTCTACTTTGAGCGTACAAACGCGCCCAAAAACTCAACAGAGCCCCTAGAAGCTTTTGTGACGTTGGAACATATGGACGTTGTTAGCTGGTCAAAGGTTGACTGGTTGTCATTCTTGAACTGATTTGAAAGGAATTAAAGCATGTACCAAGGCAATGACGATTTGGTTGACTGGGACGACCCAGGGATGGAGTCCGGCCCTTGCAACAAGTGCGGTCGAATGACAGATGACTTTGGGTGGTTTACTAGCGCTAAGATTTGCGAGGAGTGCATCTTTACAAACATCTTGCGTGATGATGTTGTCCAGCACCTGCTTGCTGTGTGCTGCGGTGAAGTAACGCTTACCGCGCCGCATGGCGGGGAGACAGTCATTTCGGTATCGGACGAGCGCATTTCAAGCGCTGACGATTTTGTGCTCGCTACTCCCGGCCTCGCGGTTGAGATTCCCTGGCTTGCAGTTGTGCGGGAGGCTATGGAGCGCAACGATCTCGACGACATGACGCGGACGCTGTACCGCATTGTCGATGCACCGATAGTCACTCTTCGCGCCGACGATTTCGAGGACGAACGGCACAGGGTGTCTGGTGCAGCGATTGATCGCTCCAGGCGATTCTTGACTTCGCATGAAACAAGTATTGAAAGGAACTGAATATGGGTTGGTACGGATTTATTTCGAGACAAGATCCCGTAAGGGATGTAGTGGATCACATTCTCAAGCCAGTCACGACTGATGCTGGTGCAATTGGCGAAGTGGTATACCATGCGATTGAGGGGCCCGACTGGGCCCGATCAGGCGTGAAGCGGTTGCACACTGCGACAGAAGTGCAATTTGAATTGTATTTGGTGCGCGAGTTTACAGTTTCAAAGCATTTGCATTTTAAGACGCTCGAAGTCCATTTGATTCGCGCCGATGCCCCGCATTGGATGGTTAAATCAATGGATGAAACGGTAGGCCCATACGCTGTGCCTACAAAGCCAGCGATTGCATCAGAACTCCTTGCTGGAATCGATGGGCATGAAGCGCCAAACAAGTCGTCTTTGCGCTACAGGCGCGATTTAGAGGTTGTCGCTGCGCGGGGGAAAGTATCACGGCTATAGAGATTCGGTAGTCCTTTCAAAGCCCCCTTCCTGCTCATTTGGGCAGGTTGGGGGTTTTTATTTACAGTCAAACAACGGACGATGATTGGTGTATGCGCAAAGTAGTGCGATCACAACTGGCAATCGTCGCAAGCCTTCTTTTAACCGCTGCGCTCTGCCCAATCGTTGACAATGATGAAAGTGTCGTAACCAGCCACAAGGGAGCGTGGTCTTTCACCCAAGAGACAGTCACTGGCCGGATTTTCGCCAGCTACAAAGACAACCATGCAGCGCAAGCTGACCATCTTTCGACCGCTGGAACCGTCACTCTTGGCACCAGCAACGCGGATCGCATTGAAAATATGGCGTGGAGCTTGCAGTATTTATTACACAGCCCACCTGTCGCAGTCATAGATTATCGCGCCTACATCGACCGCCCCAGTCACCCATACGAAATTTGCGTAACAAACGAAGATGTTCGTTTTTATTGCGAAGCTGAAATTATCGGACCTGATTACATGTCTTGGGTATGGGATTTTGTAGTCATAATGCAAGCGAGTGCTGATATTGATGGCAACGGCACCGTTGACGGCGGGGATCTTGCCATACTGTTGAGTGAGTGGGGCACTTCAGGCAGCGCAGACCTTGACCAAAATGGCCTAGTGGACGGGCACGACCTCACAATTCTTTTGAATTTGTGGGATTGAACCCACACACACTTGTATTGTTGTGGTACGATTCGGCTTTGAGAGGATCTGAGTTTATGAAAAAGCTGATGCCCTATCTTGAGATGACCTTGCTTCTGGCTGGCGTCATTATCTTTAGCGCGATTATCTATCTGGCAGTGGAGAATTAGAATGGCTCAATTCTTTTTTACTTACAAACACAAGAGTGGCGTAAGTTTCAACTTGCGCATCCAAGCAGAAGGTTATTTTGTGAACGAATATTCCGGCACACTTCTGGTAGAGCGATACGCTCACAGGGTTGAGCTTGACAAGGTTGAGGTGCTAGAAGTTGAGATGTGTGGCTTTGTTCTCGACGAATCTTGCCATCGAGCGTTTGAGGAGTTTTTGCAAGATCCGCAGGAACAACTTGCCCTTGAAAATGCGTTGAAAGACTGGAACGAGTTTGCCGTAACGGTGGAGCATTAACGGATTCACGCTCCCGCCATTAGCTCGCCGCGATGGCCGTCCTGGGGCAACCGACGCAAAACTGCCCCTTTACTTTGCTTTTAGAAAGGACAAACATGTTTGTCATATCAGACCACAAGACCAGGGAAAAACACGACGGCATGGCGCTCGGATTCACCGAAGAGTGGCTTCGCTCTGAAATCCAAGAACGGGTTGTAACACAGAAATGCCCCGCTCACCTTGTTACCAACGTTGTCGAAGATGCCTTTGACCAAGTTCTGGATCGGTGGGAAGACCTTGTACACCAGACAATTATTGACCTGATTGATGAAGAGGTTGATGAAGCTATGGATCAATGGATTGAAGGACAAGTTTAGAACATGGAATATTGCTTGCCCAAATGGCGAAAGGTGCTTCGCCGAAAGGATAACCCGCACAAACAACTGCATCGAGTCTCCTAGGTTTATGCATGAGCCGAAGGGAAAACGTGCGTGGTAGGGCAAGCGATGTTCTCTTTACATTTTTTACGGAGACTCAAATGGATAACATTGCATTTGCAAAACAACTTATAGACGCATTAGACGACTTTGTTTTTGAGTTAAAAGCTCAACCCAGAGAGAAGGTCAAACTTTTAAGAAGTGTGGATGAAAAAGGAATCCTCGATGAATTTTTCATTTGGTTTGATTATGAAGAAGAAGAATAGATATCTCGATTGTTGCTTAGGGCAAGATTAAAGCATGGAATATTTTTACGTCAAATACAGCAAGCCAGACGACTTTTACAGCGTATACAGGCGCACTACTGATCGCTTAGGTAGCCGCAAGGTGGACGACACAGCCTTTTCCAAAGCAGATTTACCTACGATTCACGAAGCAATGGATTTTTGCAACAGGGATGGGAAGCATGTCATTTTTAGAGATGACAAGCTTCCCAACGAAGGGCGAGGAATTTCCATTGGCTCACTGGAAAAACTTTTTTGCAACAGTAACCCTGGCTTCGTTGCAGTCCGCTCTGTTGTTGATGGATTTAACAATTTAGTTGTTCGCGCTCATACAAACCCGAAACTGACCACTGCTGAAGGTATTCGTTTGTCGTTAATTCAAGATGACATTAACCGCCTTGCCAGTTTTTGGTCACTTCGAGTCAATGATATAAGGGAGCGAGCAACAGGGCGTTGAGCTTCCTTGTGTGCTTTAGGTTGTTCCTAAACACACTGCTGATGGGGGGGCAAGAGTTTAACTTGGGTTGAGTTGGCTCTTGCCCCCTCTACTTGCAGGAGTATTTGTGGATTCTGATCTTCACAACTCAGCGGGGGCGCGCCCGCACAACGCGCAGAAAGCGAGAACCAAATGAGCAAGACCGAGACCGTGATCGCCAAGTACGGCAAGACCGCCGACCTCCAGAAGAAGCTCCTCACCATTGACGAATCGATGCGGAGCATCGAAGCTGAACGTCAGAAGCACCGCGCCGACGAGTATGAGAAGGGGAAGGAACAGCTCCGCAAGCTGTCCAACCAGATCGTTCAGGCTCACCGCCTCGCTTGCCTCGATCACATCATGGGGATGAGGGCGCCGAGTAGGGAACTCACCGGGAAGGTCGTCGAGCACTGCTATATCAGTCTCGGAAATGGAGGAGTCCATGACGCGCCGTCCGGGAGATTCACCGTGATCAACGCGCACCGAGGTCGGAAGCACATCGGCCTCTGGATTCGCTTCGACGGCAGCAGCGGGAATACCTGGCTCCCCTTCCACAGGATCGCAAGCGGCATGGCAACCATAGACGGCTACGAGTATCCCGGACACGCCATCTCTGGTCGGGACAGCCTGTCAACGCGCAGAAAGTGAAAACGAGATGATTGCACACCTTATAACTTTGGAATTCATGTTTATTTGCACAGTCGGCCCTCCGTTGTTGTTCTGGACATTCCATGAAATCCGGTTGGAAATTCGACGGGCGAAAGACCTGAAAGATTTTGAGCTACACATGCAAGTGTTAGCCAAAATCTTGGAAATAGATCGCATCCTGCGTGGCGATGCAAGAAAGAGTGACGATGAAGCCGGAAGAGACTGAAGAGTGGCACACAACTGATCTAACGGATCATTGCCCTGCACGAGTGCGTTTGCGCTTGCTTGGTAAAATTAGCAACAGGGCCCCTACCGCGATGGTGAGGGGTATGGCTGCGGGGGCAGCGTTAGAATACCTTCATGCCCACAACCCAGATGAATGGGGTGAAAGCCATTGCAACGCTGCCAAAGCTATCTTGTATGGGGTAACCGCGACAACTGAGTCGATTGATGCCGACAATCGCATCCTGACTGATGCGGCTGAGAAGGCATTACGGTCAACTATTCCTGAACAGCTTGAACCTGTTGTGAATGCTTATATCAGACGGCTCGGCCCTCTTTTTGGTAAGACTGAGTTTCTTGGTTCTGAAGTGCCTATTCGCATGGAAGATACACAACGCAATATTAAATACGCCAGCCATTTAGATTTAGTTGTCCATGATCGAGATAACAACTTGGGCTGCGGACCAGGGTTGATAGTGCTGGATTGGAAGTGGCGCAAGGACACTCCATCCAAAGCGTACCTTGCTCGTAACCAGCAGTTTTTGCTGTACTGGTTGGCTTGCAAGCATGGCGAAATGCTAGTAAACACACCGTTCGGTGAAGCGTGGCTAGGGTTTGACACGTTTCCGCAAATGGTTTGGGTAGATTTACCTTCCCTGAAGCCGTACACGCGAAAGACAGTGACCAAAAACGATGATGGGCAGGAGGTTGAGTACAAAAAAGGCGATGATCGCCCACTCAGACAAGTGATGCGTGTGGTAAGGTTCGAGGAATCGCAAGCAACCCATGCGCTCAACAATCTTTCGCAGAAGATTGAGATGTACAAAAAGGGATTTTGGCCCTGCAATCCTGACCCTGTAGGTTGCGGGATTTGCGAGGCAGAGGATTTTTGTTCCCGGTTCGACACTGTCCAATTAGAAGGAGATGAGTAATGTCGGAACTCACATTTTCGGAAGCTGAAAAGCAATACATCAAGACCCGCTTTAGTTTGACTGCGGATCAGTTAGATGTCTTTCTTTCTGCGGCTACGCGATATGGCCTTAACCCTATTGCGAATCAAATTTACCCCCAGGTTCGGGGCAAGAACATGACAATTATGACTGGCATTGACGGCTTCCGTCTGGTTGCTGATCGCTCTGGTCGTTACGCCGGAAACGATGACCCAGTCTATGACAATGAAGACAAGCCGCAAAGGGCAACTGTCTCGGTCTATAAGATTGTTAATGGGGAACGTTGCGCATTTACTGCGTCTGCACGGTGGGAACAGTATTACCCTGGCGACCGCCAAGGGTTCATGTGGAAGAAGATGCCGCACTTGATGCTTGGGAAGTGTGCTGAATCATTAGCACTGCGAAAAGCGTTCCCGGCAGAGCTTGCTGGCCTGTATACCAAAGAGGAGATGGAGCAGGCTGACGCTCCTGACAACGCAACTGTTGAGGTGGAGCCTCCTCCGGCGCAACGTGCGGTGCCGGACAAAAAGAGCGCTGACCATAAAGCGTTATTCATTAACAAGGTCAACATATGGTCAGATGCAAGCACCCCACAAGAGGGTTTTGGTAATGCAAAAAGAATCTTGGAGCACATCGATGTGCCGCAAGATGGAACTGCGGATGACAAGCAATTCAAGACTGCTTGTGATTTTGTTGATGAACATATGGGCCAGCTAACAAAATGGCCTGATTTTATTAAATCAATTAGCTCTGATGATAATGAGGAAGGCCCGGTATGGGAATGAATGATAGCGCTCTTACAGAAAACAACTTCAATCGCCTTTTGGAGCTTGAGGAAGACATTACAAACGACCTTAAGGCAGTCTTTAGGATTGGCCTTAATCTCATGGTTATTCGAGATGAAAAACTATGGAAGCAGAACTACAAGTCTTTCGAGGATTATTGCAACGACAGATGGTCTAAAGGAAGCAACTGGGCTCGTAAGATGATTAAAGCCGTCGAGGTCAAGGAAGTCGTTCCTGATGTCGAAAATGAGTGGCAGGCCCGACAACTCGTTGATCTTCCTGACGAGAAGAAGGTAGAAGTGTTTAGCCGCGCCGTCGATGAGGTAAATGACCCCAAGCTTGTGACAGGCACACAGCTTAATAGGATTAAACAGTCTGTTGTAGCCGAAGCCACAACGCCAGAGGTCAACACTGAGCCTATGGCTAAATACCAGCTTTTAACCGACGATTATGACTCATGCCTTAATGCGTTGACTAGAGTCAACTCAATCATTGAGGGTATTACTGAACAAGACGTTGGCCTCTGGCTGAATCTTGATGAGTTTCGTATGGATCTTCGTAACCTAAAGGCAAACATTCGGATGGCTAAACCACACCAAACATGCCCATATTGCATGGGTGCCGGAACAATGCTTTCTTTTGACGGCAACGAGGAAAATTGCAAGGCGTGTCACACGCTGGGTTGGGTTCCCAAAGCTGTTTGGGATGAAGCGCCACAACAGTTCAAAAACAAGGTTAGCGGATGCAACTCAGAGACTATCAGCGACGAGCCATCGATGGATTAAAAGAACAGCTTCAAGAGAATGATTCAACCTTAATCGTGATGCCTACTGGCACTGGCAAGACTATTGTCTTCGCGGAAGCGGTTCGTCTTGCTAAAAAACGCGCGTTGGTCATTGCTCACCGAGACATCCTTGTCCATCAGGCTGCTGAAAAGATTGAACTGTTTACAGGAGAGCGTCCAGCTATTGAAATGGCTGACCTGCGTTCTAATGAGCAGTCGTTTTTTAATCGCAGCAAAGTGGTGGTGGCAAGTGTTCAAACATTAAACGCTGGCATGTTTGCTCGTCGTATGGAGCGGTTTAAGCCAGACGACTTTTCTCTTTTGGTTATTGATGAATGCCATCACGCATGTGCCCCTAGTTATAGGCGTGTTATTGACTGGTTTATTAACGGCGGTTGCAAGGTGGTTGGAGTAAGCGCCACTCCTGATCGCGCAGATGAACAAGCACTAGGGCAAATCTTTGAGTCTGTTTCTTTTAAGTATGAAATCTCTAACGCTATCGATGATGGCTGGTTAGTTCCTCTCGATGTGCATCGTGTTTATGTGAAGTCTTTGGATTTTTCTGAATGTCGGAAGATTGCAAATGACTTCAACCAAGGCGACCTGGGCGCAGTGATGGAACAAGAGAAGAACCTTCACGGTGTAGTGGTGCCGACCATGGAGATTGCTGGCGACAAAAAGACCCTTGTTTTTGCTACCCGTGTTGCTCACGCAGAGCGCATGGCAGAAATTATAAATAGAACCAAGCCTGGGTCTGCTGCCATGATTGACGGCAGGATGTCTAAAGATTTGCGTCAGAAGATTCTTCGTGAATACATTCGTGGAAACCTTCAGTATTTAGTTAACGTTGGTATTGCGACAGAGGGGTTCGATGTTCCAGGCATTGCTTGTGTTTCTATGGCGCGGCCAACATGTTCTCGCGCCCTGTATGCCCAATGTGTAGGGCGAGGCACACGACCATTGGCAGGGATACTCGATGGCATCGATGACCCTGAGTTGCGCCAGCAGGCTATAAGCAGCAGTGATAAGCCCCGGTTGACCGTGATTGATTTTGTTGGGAACTCTGGCCGTCATAGTTTGATGTCGTCACAAGACGTTTTAGGCGGCAAGCATGTCGATTGGATTGACCACGGGTTCCCGGAGCGGAAACCACTCGACACATATTTTCCTGAAGAGGAGGATGGTGATGAGACTCGTGAATACGACGATGAATATGAGGAGAAGAATGAGCAGCTTCAGCGTGAAGCTCAATTGCGGCGCAACCAAATCCGGGCGAAGGTTAATTACGAAACGCGGAGCTCTAATCCGTTTCAAATCCTTGCGGTTCAACCTAAGCGGTTCACTGATTGGTACAAGAGGCGGTTGAGCGAGCGCCAGTTGACTGTATTACGCCGGTCGGGTATAGAACCTAATGAGCACAACCCAGCAGAACAGTGCGCCTTATTCGACAATGTCGTTAAACGAAGGAAGGAAGGGCTTTGCACATTCAAGCAGGCAAAGCTTTTAAGTAAATTTGGTATTGACGCTTCAGGGCTTACGTTCAAAGAGGCGTCATTAGAAATTGATCGCTTGTCATCTAATGGATGGAAACGATGAGCCAAAATGAGTGGTGGGACAGGGCAACGTCCAATAACCCCTGCCCCATTTGTAAAAAACCTGATTGGTGTCTGATAGCGAAGGATAAGTCGGCTGTTATCTGCCCTCGGATTGTTGCTACAGATCAGGACGGGAAAGAAAAATATGTGGACGGCAGTGGGTGGCTGCATGTCTTAAAAGAAACAACTAACCCAAAAGCGGTACAATCGTACCGTTTTGAATTGCCTCACCATAATCAAATCATGGCAGATATTGCCAAGAAGTACCGGAAGCTGGCTACTGATAAACAAGTGGCGACTTTAGGTGATCTTCTTGGAGTTAGCGCTGAAGCGTTACACGCTCTTTGGATTGGATATAGCAGAAGTAAAAAGGCGTTTACCTTTCCTATGTTTAGGAAGGGGTATGAGGTTTTGGGTATTCGGGTGCGGCGCAGTAATGGCAACAAGTTTTCTGAGAAGGGTAGTAAAGAGGGATTATTCATACCTAAGGGGTTTAGTGATGATTCTCGTCCTGTTCTTGTTTGCGAAGGCCCAACAGACACTGCCTGTTGTGTTGATTTAGATTTTCGGGCTGTAGGTAGGCCGTCTTGTCTGGGTGGCGGGAAGTTGTTGAAGGAACTTTTAGATAACGAGCATGTGTGTATTTTGGCTGATTCTGACGGTCCTGGTCAGACTGGAGCTCAAAAATTAGCCGAGTTACTTACTAATGCTAAAAGCGTATCTGTAGCTACACCACCGACAAAGGATTTGCGGGAATGGAAGAATCAAGGATGCACTCGACAGGATCTACTGAAGTTGATTCGTGGAACTGCTTCATCCCTGGATACGACCTCATTAACCCCAACAAATTGATGCGAATGCATTGGGCGGCAAGGAAAAAAGCGCTTAAAAACTTGCTTCAACTCCTTGTTGTGTATGGAGACAAGCCGTTGCCTTCTTTTGATTCACAAGTGAAAATCACTGTGACTAGATTGTGGGGCAAACGCAAACGCGCTTTTGACATCGATAATTTGTATGGGGGGTGTAAATTGTTGCTTGATGCTATTAAGAAAAAAGGTGGCTTAGGAATTGTGTACGATGACTCACCAAAACATACAGTTCTGTCTGTCACACAAGAGAAAGCAAAAGATGACATTGGGGGGATAAACATTTGTATAGAGCTTTACAACGAGTAGTTCTTGAGGTTTAATGTGCCGACATCCTCTCCTCGCTCCCCGACGCGAGTACTTGTTTGCGGACAGTTGGGGCGCCCCGCATGGCGTTGTGTTGCGTTATTGAGAGTTGGCAAGGTCGGCGTCCGACACACTGCTTTGCCCGTTTAGTCCGTAACTCTTGAGGCAGGGTGAAACCGTGTAATGCTTAAATATATGCGGCGGCTCGTCAGCGAATAACGACGGGCAGTAAGAGATATCCGGCCCCGTAAGGGGTCGGTCTGTCACGATATTCTCTGGGCAGTAAGGTTTAGCGTTAAAACTGCCGATAGGGATGCTGAAAGATATTCACCTTTATTCTTGATAGCTTGTTTGGTTGCAAATATGAGTTCTGATAAGGTTCTTAGTAGTCTTTGGCCTGCTCTTCAGACACTCGTTCTCACTGCAACAGCAGCGGGTATCTTCCTGAATATTGGCCGCCGCGATCAGGAAATACATAACAACTCATCTGATATCAGTGAACTACGAGAGATTTCCCAGGACTTGGTGAAATCTCAAGTTCTTTCTGAAGCAAACGATTCAAACCACGCAAGTGTTTTAGCTGATCTTCGCCGTAGGATTGATCGGCTAGAGAACTCAAATAGGTGATGTATGGAAGACCACCTAACAACAATTGGTTTGAGTATTGCAGGCCCTGCTATTCTTGGCATATTCGGGTTTTTATGGCGTGTAAGTGCAAGGCTTACTGCCGCCGAAAAACATATCGAAGCGCTTGAACGCCGGGTAACCAGCAATAGCAGCCAACTTCAATCTCATTTTGATAAAGCTTTTACAATCCGAAAACCTTTGGAATAGGAGTGCAGATGTCTAAACTGTATCTCTTAATAGCCGTTTTTTTGACAGGGTGCCAATATTCTAACCCTGGAGGAATGGTTTCTGGGAAAGCAAGCTCGATTATTAGCCAAGCGACAGAGTCCTCAGAGCCACTCACAGTGTTATCAATTACCGGGAGCCTTTGCCTTATAGCAGGTATGGTCCTACTCGTGATTACCAGAGGCCAAAGAGGCTGGTTTCCTGTAATTGGCGGGATAATTTTGGTGATTTTGAACTACATGGTTGCGAAATACGACGATTACTTATTTTATCCACTCGTGGCTTGTACGGCCCTGATTAGTGGGGCTTGGACGTACAAAGTCGTGAGGCAAATCCTATTGGAGAAAAAAACCCGATGACTACCTTGGCATCCATGTCCGGATTCTTTGGAACTATTTGGTTTATAGCCCTAGTTGGCATTCTTGGTTTTGGCGCTGGCATGATGTTTAAGAAAGCATTCCTTAAACTCATAACAGGCGGCAAATACGAAGGTTAAAGAGGCTCGTACATTGTCTCAGACAAAAATCCAGGGAACAGGGAGGCGAACAGCAAAAATAGCTGTTATTTCTTGCACACACTCGCCTTTTACACCCCCCGAAACCCACCAATGGATTTTAGATACACTTTCAAACATTAAAGGGTTAACTCATTTCGGCCATCTAGGTGATGTCTTTGAGGCAGCAAGCGCATCAATACATGTCAACGAATTTGACCACTCTTTGGCGGATGAGTATGAACACGCTCATAATCTGCTTAAATCCATTCGAGAAGTGCTCCCAGAGGACTGTAATCGCTGGATAAACACAGGCAACCATGACGATAACCTCTTAACACAAGACCCCAGGCGAATACCTAAGCCGCTGCGGGGTCTTGTGGATTGGAGGAAGCACCCTGAATATGGTGAGGAGTTTAATAAATGGTATTGGCTGCCCTATGAAAAATCTAGCCGAGGGGTCTATCGGGTTGGGCAAGCTCATTTTTACCACGGATTTGACGCTGGATTAAGCTCAGACGAGCTAGAGGGGCTCCAGATGATTGGGGCTTGTGGCTGGATACCATTTAGTTTAGCCGTCAGAGGGCACACCCATCGCCCTGTGCCAGTGACCCAATGCAAGAGAACCCAGAAGATAAGTTTACCTTTTTGGTACTCCAATGTAGGAACTTGTGGTCCCTTAAAACCCACCTGGGCAAAAAGAAAAGACACCTCAATGTGGGGCTCGGCTATGTTGATTGTCGAATGTATATGGGACAAGCCATCCAGGCTCAGTGGACGATGTTGGGACGCAGAACTGATAAGGATGCCTTTGTGAAAACCCCACCAGAAAAGATGCATGAAGAGGTTAAGAGGCAGGTTGTATACTGGCAAACTGAGTTCGATATGGATAAATGGTCCGTCGCAGGGGTATTGTTCGATATAGCTATGGACCTTCTTATGATGATTGAGCTCGACGAAGAGGATGACTAATGGACCCCTGGACAATAGGCGACGACAATGATTTACAGCGTCAAATCGAACCGACCGATATACCCAAGGTCGATCCTGATGAGGAGTAAAAGCAAATGCCCAAAGTAAAAGGCAAAGAATACCCATATACCAAAGAAGGTATTAAGATGGCTATGAAAGCAGCAAATTCCAAAAAGTCCGGATCTGCGCGAAAATCCAAAACATCAAAGAAAAAAAGAAAGAGGTCCTAAAATGCCTAGAGGCGGTGGGTCAAGTAAAAATAAAGAAAGCGCTAAAAAACCAACGCAAAAAAGTGGCCGGGGCGCCGCAAAACGTCCTATAAAGGGTGCCACTTCAAAGAAAAAGAAAAAGAGAACTTAAGACATGTATAACACCGGGTATCATTGGCTAAGTGGATCTGAGTTGACCGCTGATGGTGATGTAAACACATCTACTTACGGCGACATTTCCAACTGGGTCAGTCAAAAGCGATTAAGCGCTGATAAAGATGACAATAAAATCGCCATCCTAGACACTGAAGGTGCAAAAGCTCTTGCAGTAATTGCAACCGCATCAGCAATCACAGGAGATAGTGGCACTACTAATGTTGATTTCAACATTTATGGCGCTATTGGTTTGGGTGAAACAACTCAAAAATCTTGGGATAATAACCCTGTTCACCTAACTTTCATCTCTGCTCATACTATCGCCACACCTTCTAGTGGTGATGGGGTTGTTCTTGACGCAAATGAATACGGTGTTGGCGGAACAAGCCAGTTGTCGTTAGTCCATCCAAGCGGTAATGCTCATTACCAATATGTAGGCGGCGGCACTCAAACTACTGGGTCAGCTTTTAAAGTTTTTGGTGCTATTGCTATGTCTGCAAAAGCCAGCACTTTAGAAGATTTGCCTGCTGTTGACCTTCCTGGAGCAAATGGCACACCAGACGACGCAGGGTTTGGTCTGATTTATGACATTAGCGCATTCCAAAAAGTGATTTTCAGTCTTAATTTTGGCTCTGCAACAGCAGTTTCAGCGGATGCATTAGTAGCAAGGCTTTATTAATGGCAGTTAGCGCAACAGTATTAGCAAACGAAGTTGCTCATTACCTGGGGTATGGGTACACAACTACCAACTTGCCTTCAGGTACAGCTAGTCTGGTTAACAATATTGCTGACCGGGCAGCTAAAGACTTTCTAATGCCACCGCCCATGCAAGGCGATAAGGTTGGTCATATCTGGTCGTGGCTTCGCTCCAACAGCGCCGTGTACTTGAATGACCCCTACACAGCTTCACACGCAAACAGCAAACTGGACACTTCGGGTGGCCCTGTGGTTGCTAACGGCACTATTACTTTTGATTTTACTGGTGGTGGCGCAGTCCCTACATGGGCTTTTAGCGGCTCAGATCAAAAAACTACCGTTGTTGAAGTTTCTGGCCTTGGCATTGCAGATGGTTGGCACATCCCTGCTGCTTTGACGGCAACTACCATGACACTGGCCGCAGCAAATGCCGATCTTGATGTTGCAGCTAAAACCACAGGGGTGTCGTTTACTTTTTATCAGGTGTTTCACGATGCAGGTGCCAGCTTTAGTTCGTTTGATGGGTTTATGACCCACGACTTGAACATAAACAAGCCACACCTTGAGGTAATTCCCTGGAACACGATGATGGATATGTATTCAACCAAGACCATTTCCTCGAACAGGCCGCAATATGTGGCTTACGATGAGAAACTTGGCAAGTTCATGTTCTACCCACCACCGAATTCCGACTATGTGCTGCGGTACGCCTACATGAAGGATTTAGCAGTCGATGTAATCCCTGATCGCTTTGAGGGCATTGTTATTAACGGTGCACTTGCCATCGCGGAGGGGTATGCAGATACACCTAACAGTGGTCATTTTACTCGCCTTTATGGGCAACAAATGCAATCTGCAATAGCGCAAGATCGAACGATTTCTCGGGTCGAATACTATGGTTACAACGGGGATAGGTCTGACGGTCAGACCCCATTCCCGAAGTATCGTGACCCCAACAACAACGTAACTTTTAACAACACACTTTATTGAGGTAAAACAACATGCCTGGACACGACCTACTTGCAGGACTTGGCTCCAACCAAGCCGGAGCTGCTGGATTTGAAGGTAAATTCATCAAAATTAAGGCCGGAGCAGCCAGTGGCGATGACGGCGAGTCCGGATTTGGCAAGGGCGCCATTGGCGTAGACACCACCAATGGCAAGCTGTATGTCAATGGCGGCACTTTTTCTTCCGCTACTTGGAAGCTTGTTACTAGCGCCTCGTAATCTGTCTGGGGCCTAATCTATGGCAGGGCGATCACGACATCCCGCCTTTGGTCTGAAGCCGTTTGCTGGCGATAACACAAACCAAGTCCTTGAGACTGGTGGTAATTCTATTGCTGAAATTAAGTCAGTAGATGGTGGGTCTAACGACTACATGATGAAAGTCATGAGTGCCCAGATGGAATTTGGCTGTGATGTAATAGAGGCCACTGGCGAGTTTAGCGGTAATTTGAATACCAGCGGGACAGACACCGTAATTGATGACACACATATGGAAAGCTTACACCGAGTAAAGGGTCAAATTGCCTTGCAAGGCCACGCTCTTCCTGATGATGCCATCGGATTAGTTAATCTCGAAATTGGGCCTGGGTTAGCTGCTGTTGACAACAGCTATGTCGATGTTAAGTTTCTTTTAGGTGTTGGTAGAAGTAGCGATGCAACAGATACGCAAAAGCAATACATCAAATTCCGCATGGTCATAGACCGCGTTAGAGTTGATTGGAATATAGAGCAGCCGTTCGTCGGCATAGCTATTCAAGGTCGATTAAGTGACCAATATCGCGGTATAGGCGCACCTATTCAGGAGGACACTAGCTAATGCCCGAAGGTGAAGGTATTCCACAAATGGACCTGTCATCAAGCACAAATGATTTTTCTGGCATGGAAGATAAATTGAGCCAGATGACTCAAGTTTTGCAGCAAATCGCAGCAGACCTATCCCAGCTTCGGACAACGATAGATCGCAATCTGGATTAACCTATGACGGTAACCATACGAGCATTCGATATTGAAGGCTCTTCTTTTACAACTTTCACGCACAAAGACTACAGGCAAGAACGCGCTGTGCGCAGGTTTTTAGTGGAGTCAACTAGCTCTCACGTCAAAACAGCAATCCTTGCAGAGGTTATTGATGATATTAAGGTGTCCAGCAACCTTATCCACCCCCAAAAATACTCAGGTACTGCAAACAGCTATTTACCGTTGCAATCAGCATCAATAAGAAAAATCGGTCGTCAAATGTGGCTTGTTGAAGCGCAATACTATTACCCTTTTTAATGAGCACCAATGGCTACAAACATAGTTCATTCAGATATTTCCGGGTCTAGCTATACGGGCTATGAGTTTGATTATCGAAAGCTAAAAGCGACAAGAAAATTTATTGTCCATAGCACCCTTACTGACTTAGAAGACATACTTAACAACGGCAGCGAGGGATTAAAGAAAAACACAGGATCAACCCACGAATCTGAAACGGACCTGGGCCCTCGTTGGGTTGATCCTGATGACAACACCGCCAACAACACTGCAAATCCAATCGTTCACCCAGATGACAACGAATTACCTTTAGGGACAGTTGATGTTGCAAGCTTAGGTGAAAATCGATACCTAGTAACGGCAAACTATTATGTGCAACCAGGAGTAGCAGGCGGCGGTGGCACGGTTCCTAATACATGCAGCCTGCGGTCAGAAACAGTTGCGAAACGCGCATATCAGCAAGGTTCGATGACAAACCCAGGCCCAGGATTTGTCCCGCTTAACCATCCAACTACTAAACCTATTGTTCCTTATTCATACGTTGTTACTGTGGTGCAACTGCGTATTAAGGTGCCGTTTTTTGCTTACAATAACCCGCTTTCTAGCAACCAAGTTTTAGGATATCTC